CAGGTCATTTGTCCCCTGCATAGACATTGCAATGTATTCCACATTTCTTCGCACTTTTACAGGATCTCCAACAAATTCAATCTTTGTATCCTGGTCTGTTAACCGGTAATCCTGTCGGAATAATTCAAATCCTTCAACTCCCCGTATACTTTTGGAGTAGATAAGATAGTTATCAAATACTTCCCCCAAATAATGAATACTTGTTTCATTATCCATGGCATTGATCTTTCCCCTTATCAAATCCAAACGTTCCATCATTCCCTGTTCATTGGTAATCATGTAAGCAGCAAATCCATGTTGATTTAACTGTTTTAAGTTTTCAGAAAAATCCATACTATTACCTCCTTCATTATTTATTCGTACACCACAACCGTCATTCCAAGAACATGCTCCTCTGCCTCCAGGCAGTAAAGCAAGATGATCCGGACGGTAATTACGTGCTATTGATGTATATTGTTCTCCGTTCCATTCTCCTTCCGTCATGTCGCTGTCGGTAAAAACACCCACACTGACATCCAGGGGTAATCCCTGTTTTATGTAAGACAGTACCGTGGGAGAAACAGTGGTTAGTTTTTCTTCATCCAACCATGCTTCTGCTTTCAACTTACCATCTTCCATTTTCGTATGAAAAATAGTTCCTACGGTCTGTTCCATCACTTCCGGGCTGTCAGCTGCAGAAAGATTCATTCCATCCTGTTGTGGATGGTTAACTGTTACAGGTCTACCATTCCATGCACCAGTAAACTTTGCTAATTCTTCCTGAGTATGAAGTATTGCTCCGTGACTACCACTATGTACTCCTTCTACCATCATAACTACAGGTACAATGATATGTTTGCGTTTTTGATACATCTTGATTCTTATTCTGTAATCATCAGTTTGTATACTGTGAATGCAAAAATTTGTTTCCATATTATTGTTATTTACTGTTCCATTAGCTTGTCTTATGGCTTTAGGCGTACAAGTTTCATCTGTTCCTCCATCAGCTATGCATTTTGCCAGTATGCTGTTGGCTATCCTAACCCACTGACTTTTCTGTTTATCAGTAAGTCCTTTTTTATATTTTTCAACATCTTTTACAGTCCAGGGCATAGTTTATTTCTCCTTCTTATTTTCCATTTTCTTAGTAATCGGTAATGCAATACATCGACATTGCGGATGGACAGGAATCATATTCTCAATCTGATCCAACGTAAACTGACGACCATGTAAAGCTGCACATTGTTCACATACTCGATCATCTGTAACCGTACGAAACTCCGCTATTACCTGTACTCCTTCCAATCCCCAATTACGATATTCCTGAATAGTGGCCATGTGATGTGCCCGGATAATTTCTGTACGTGCTAATATTTCCGCCCTACGACGAGCAGGAATAAACCGTCCCAGTGTATCAGTTAATCCTAATTCTCCCATTCCACTTCCATTAATCGTTCCCACCAATTTACGAGCCAACAAACGTGGATTATCTCCATCAATCATTCCCTGACTCAATACTCTACTAATCTGAGTACTCATTTGATCAGTTATACCTTTCAACTCTTCATATACTCGAGTGTATAATACTCCTACACGATCCATGTGAAATGGAGTTGCCATCGCCACCTCAATTCCTCCAGTACTTTCTAATGATGGTACATTCATCACCTTACTGTGTTCCATTTCATAACGAGCACGAATTACTCCTCGTTTATAACTATCAGTAATATATGTATTTGTCCATGCCCGATCAATAGGTTGTCCTAATTGTATGAATTCCCCTGTTTCCAATAATCCTTTATCTTTCTGTAATCGTAACCAATCCATAAACGCTTGTACTTTATCCTGACTACGAGCAAAGTTAAACGCATTACGTCCTGGCGGAGTTAATTGATATTTCTGTGGTTGGAGACCGAAACAATCCTGATCAACAATAGCTTCTACAATAACTCGAGTTAATTCTTTAAATCGACGATTTATTTCCCGTACAAACCTATCCCTGAGTATAGTAGTACGAGTAGGATCATATCGGTTAATATTTTTAGCCGTCAAAACTACTGGTTGCTCGTATGTACAAATATCACACAACGATTTTGCCTCCTTTATATTTGAAAAATGCACAACTGCAGTGATTGCTACCCCAGTCTTTTATCATTTCAAAACAATGTTTATTCTTTTCCATAAATTCAACTGGTGTAAATAAATCTTCTCGTTCTTTTCCTTTATGTTTGGTGTAAAACCAATAATCCAACAATCCCCACACAGTTACCCCAGGAATGAAATATTTTGTTACTACTTTTGCAGACTCAATGAATACTGGATTCTTCTTTGGAGCATCGAATAAACATATTTCAATTTTACCCCCGTTATATCGCTTTATCTCCGTTTCTATGCGTCCTCGATAACAAGTAATATAATTATACGTCGGACGAACGAAACGTTCAAATAACGGCTGTAAATCCTGTTTAAGACGAATTTCTATACCTTCCTCCTTAGCAATACCAATTTGTTGAATATTAGCCTTCCATTTATCATAACAATAATACGGAAGATTATATCCTGCCTGTTTCAATCCTTCCAACAGTGGTACTGTGGTTGCTCCTAACCAACAACCTAATTCAACAGCCGCTCCTTGACCAGTCCATTGACTACCTATCTGTCGTAGGTAGTCATGCACCTCTTTTGGCGTCATTGCTGGTATATTACTCCTCTTCATCTTCTTCCTCTTCAATTGTTTCCTCCTGTTCCTGTTCAGGAATAGGTTGTGTAATTATTTCCTCCTCCTCAGGACTCAACTCTCGTTCTTCTCCAATGGCAGCTTCCCGCATTTCTTTAATCAAATTAATCTGATCCTGAGATAAACCAAGAAACATATCCAAAAATGCCTCCACTGGTATTACTTCCTCTGCCACAGGTATACTGGCATATTCTTTCAAAGCAGAAGCTCGTATTTTTCCAACTTCAGCCAATTCTTTTTCTCCATGTGCAAATAAATCACTCCACCCTACCTGATAATCCTCTGTTGAAGGAATTGGTAAAATACCATATCTTATACAAGCATCAACAAAAGGACGAACTATATTAACTTCTGCATGTTCCTCCCTACGAGTTTGAATAAAACTATCCCATTCATTTTGATCCTGTGTACTGGATAACTCCCCCCGTTCACTCCCCATAAGCATACGTTTTGGTATCCCCGTAACAGCGGAAATCATTTGTATTTGTACATCAACGTGATTTTTCGGATCGAACACTTGAGCTGCCAATGCTTCAATACTTATCCCTTCTGTAGTCAAAATACGACGCAGTTTATGTTCAAATTCATCAAACTGCGCTTTGAGATCATCCTCCACTGCATTTGTCATCTTATATTCTGGATCAACTTTAGCATGATAACCAGGACGGGCTCCCCTCCAAAACATCTCTGCAATTCCTCCTACCAACTTTTCCAAATCCATTAAACGATTATACACAGATTCCAAATATGGAATACCTTTAACTTCTGATTCCAGTAATTCGCGAGTGATATGAATTATCCGACTGTAATGAGTACGTAATACATAAGATTTACCCGAACCTTTTTCCTCCAGTGTAATATCATATTGTACAGGAAGACCATAGCGTTCACTCTTAGGATCATTATCATAACTATGTATTGTAACGTTATTTTCTCCCAGTGGACGGACATATAATAATGTTCTCTTTCCAGAAGATACTGGATTAATAAAATCACTTGAAAAACGTATATCATCCAATCCTAACAACAAAATACTGTACGTTCCTAAACAACATAGCTTATCTGTTCTGATAAACTTGTTTTTCAACTTTAATTTTTTGTTCAAATCATCCCATGCTTGTTCAAACATCGTTTCATTATCATCCTCACTTTCTATTAAATGCAAACTCCCTTTCCATGTATGTTTTACTGGACGATCAATAACTGCCTTTGCCATATCCTGACGACTGTAACGAACTGCATAATCTTTGTACTCAATTGTAGTAGGATAGCCAAGTGCTTCATATACGTCACGATCATTATCATACTGCTTACCTAAACGAGACATCAACTCTACTCGTTTAACAAGTACTGAAAAGAATTGCAAAGCATTGTTTACAGTCATTCTTGTATTCTTCATAATTTCCTGGTTTTCTTTATACCATTATGATCTTCAATAATACTAATCCGAGTTTCGTGCTCCCCCAATAATTGATCGTGAAGTTCCAATTTCTCACATACTTTAGAATGTTTGTCTCGAAATGTTCGCTTTAACTCATCAATACTCCCTTCATAAGCTATCTGGGTTGCATGTAAACCACTTGTTATATTTCCAAGGTGAGATAATTCCTTTCGTATATTCTTACTTTCCTCGTTAGCTTCTTTTAAACGATCACTAATATCATTGAACACCCGAACGATAAACCATCCAGATACTCCAATCAGCAATCCAACTACTGTTAAGACTATACCAATAATTTCAGATAGATTACCCATTTTGTAATGCTTTTGATTCTCCCTGTTTTTCCTTCTTTTTTGCCAACTTATACAGAATATCATTACTGAAAAATCCTATCAATCCCGCCAATACTAACTTAATTGGAAGCATTACAAACTCCAATCCAGGAAATACCCCACCAAGATAAGTAGTGGCAGAATCCCAATTTATACTGGTGTCTGGGTGATTGTAAAGAATCATTATCAGCAATACCACTAAACAAGATAAACCCAATTCCACATGATTGTCCTTCCACCAATATGTTGAAGAAAAATCACCCTCCTTGCTTTTATTCCAATACTTCAGTCCAAAACTGAGTAAAATGCCTAAAAATGCTAAGAACCATGTCATTGTTTGTTCCTCCTATAATTTATCGTGTTATAAACTTATTATCTTTCACAAGTGGTTTTCCGGTTGCAGGATCAATCAATAATATCCCTTCCCTGAATAACAATTCCTCTCCGTAGCTTGTACCTGCCTCATTAATAGCATACGCTCTTACATAATAGGTCAACGTGTTATTCAATCCTGTCATAAGGCTAATATACGCTCCTGTACCGCTTCCGTCTTCCGTCTTGCTGTCTGATGTAGTGGGAGTTCCGGTAGTGTTCCAGCACACACCCCTTACCGATACCGTTCCCCCTCCGGTACTGGTCACTTTTCCACCTGCAACGGCTGTACTCTCGCTTGTCCAATAAGGACGTATTGTAGTAACGATTACAGGTTCAATGGGTGGGTACTCATCGTAGCGTTCGATTGCGCCTATATCTGGTAACAAACCATTAGGCACTTCCTGACCGAGATAATCGTAAGTATATCCTAAGTTAGTCCCGGCATCAATAGCGGGAGATTCAGATTGCAAAGTAAAATCAGGATTAAGAAGCGGGTCTGTAGATAAAGAATTGGCATCCCCTCCGTTAGCTGATTGCCAGTCGGATAACGTGTAGTAATAAGTTGATGATGATTCACAAATAGCTGGATTTCCATAAAATATATTATAATCCCAATCCACTTCACCAAGCCACCAATATGCTTGTCTTACAGCAGCCCATTTTGATACATAGAAAATGTTATTTCTAACATAACAATTAGTTAGCGCAAGGTCTTTCCATGATCCTGAAAGATGCACTCCTCTATGCGTTCCCCATCTTTGATTATATGACCACTCCTGCCCAGCATACATAAGTGTATTGTTATCCCAAATTATTGAGTCTCCTGTACCTATTGGAGTTCCGTTGTTATTGTAGAACCACTCTAAATTCATATTGCAATTAGAAACTACATTGTATCTAACAACGAAATTATTGATAGTTGTTGCAGTTGTACCTATATATTGAGATGTAATTCCAGCATCATAACAATGTGCCACATAATTGTTTTCAATGAGTATATTATTTGCGCTCCCGTAAAATTCTATTCCATTACCAAGCCTAACCGTACTGGATGATAATGCGCCTCCGATATACTTAATATAACAATTCCTGATAGTTATGTTACTTGGTGAACCAGATGCAGCAATCGCATGCCTACCTTCATACATAATTGCAATTCCGTCTATTGTCACATACGAATTGCCAGGAATACTTATTTTTCCGTTACTCGATTTCAATACACACTCGATATCTTCATACAAGATTGCGGGATTTTCAGTAGAATATATTGTAATATACTTATTAGCTGTATCATAGAACCATTGATTTTGACTTATAACCTCCGCAAATGTTTTCATGCGTAAGCCAAATGATTCTCCATTGTCGAATACTATATTGCATACTTCCGTAGCAAATGAAGCATCTGAATTACGCCAAAGATTTGCTCCAAGATTAATCCAATCACTCTCTGAATTTTCCTC